CGGGAGTGGTCTTTTTCTGACCTCCTGACACAAGAGAAGAAGGGACGTTCCCCGCTATATCTACTGCGGTCTGGAACGGATTAGACGCCGCCCCGCTGGTCGCCCCGGTAAACGCTGAACTGGGGTTACTAAAAATGCCCGTTGCCTTAGATATGCCTTGGTTGATGAAGTTCTGAATGCCCCCCGCAGATTGAATGCCGGGAATTAACTGCCCTCCACCATAAGACCCCGCAGCGTTCAACAAAATCTCAAGGGGGGAACCGCCATTAACGGCAGTTCGTATCCCACCATACCCCGCCGCTAACGCAGGGCCGATACCGGGAATAGCCCCCAATGCAATTTGCGGGGCAAAATCCGCAAGAAAGCTCCCAAAATCCTGTCCCTTATCGGGCAGGGTGTGCAGGGCGTTGTAGTGCGCGGCGGCAATCTTGTTGGGATCTCCGCTAGCCAAAGCGGCCTTTAATGCGGGAGTAAGGACAGGTGTATATCCGGGCGAGTTTTTCCAGTTTTGTTCGTAGTTCCGGGTGTAAAAGTCCGGTGTCAGGCTATCAACGGGCACCCACTGCCCCGTGCGCGGAGCACCAAGGGACGGAACCCCCAGCGCGTTGCTCCGTGCTTGCCCGCTAAGATTTGATCCTGCCCGCGTTTGAAACTCTTGGGCATAACGGTTCATATCCTCGCTATTGTTGTCCACCCCAATAGCGGCGCTGTTGGACAGCACATAGGGCACGCCACCAATCATGGCAATACCATTATTTACTGCTGGCGCAGCAGTCTGCGCGGCAACCGCTTGCCCGCGAGGAGTTTGAGAAAATTGAGAGTTGCCCCGAATTGCCATATCAAACCCCTGTTTAAAGCTGTGCGGAGATGACGATCCAACGTGCATCTACTTGAGAATAAATTAACGTCACCACTCCAGAACCTGTCGTAGCAATGTCAGCCCCGGTATTCGTGATAATGCGATTGGGGGTGCTACTGCTGGCGCTTTGATTTGCGATAGTCATGGCATACGCCGTGGAGTTAAACAGCACTACTTGCTGCCCGTCCAACGCGGCGTAGACCAAAGCGGAAGTAGAGTCGTAAATCGCGTTGCCAGTTAAAAGCCCTGTGATGGAAAACACCCCAGTAGGAGATGAAATCCTAAAGAATGTAGCGGCAGGAATCTCAAGATTGTTATTTGCCCCATTTACCACAGTAAGCGCAGTGAACGGCGTAATAAGCTGCCCAGTAGATATGCTGTCTACGTTGATGCCGGCTTTGGAATCCAAGACGGTGAAATATGTATCCAATGCTCGCGCAAAGCGATTGAAAAATACCGAGTCGTACTCTTTAGGGGCACTGGGAATACGCGGGGCTTGCGTGTTTTTGAACGTCACTTTTATCCCCGAGTACCGTCTTCGCGCATATCAAGGCGCGGGGCACCTAACTGCCAATTGACGCCCAACTCCGACGACCCAATAGAAACCCCTATCTGACGGGCACGGGCGCGGATAAACACCTGCTCCGTGTACTGCTCCACCGATACCGTGGTGCCAGAGCTACGGGTAACCGTCCGCGAGAAGTCCTGACCCTCGGCGTTGGTCGTCATGTACGCAGCGCCGGGGAAATTCCGGGGCGATAGTGTGAAGTCCACACTGGGGGTCGACCCAGTTGCAGACCCCACAAAAGATACGTCCGGGATGAGTCGGCGTACCAGCATGAACTTGTTGCCGTCCGGGTCAAGGTCTACGTTGTTAGAGGTAATGTAGGAGGTCATCGGGAGTTCCCCGGCGTCCGTACCATACTCGTGGCTATACAAATAGCTGTCGTCTTCACTCGCAGCCTGCGGGTATTGACGTAGCGGAGAGTCAGACCACGCCGTGCGGCTCATGGAGTCGGTGCAATCTCCGTAATACCAGATGTCTTCTGCGTAATTAAAGATGACGTATTTATCAATAGTGTTAGAAGTGGCAGAGCAATAGAACCACCAAACTTCATAAAACCGCTCGTTGGACGCAGCAAAAAATTGTTCAGTTTGCGCCCAATTTATATTTTCAAAAACATGTTGGCGTAGGGTGCAGGGGAGGGGTTCCACACGACCGTTGTATGAAAGAAACTTATCCGTCCCCATCCAATAGAAGACATTGTTTTTGGAAATGACGGCGTTGGGGCCGATAAGTGAAATTTCGTTGGAGATTAGTTTTTGTGAAAATACATCTGTTCCCCCCACAAACTGCACGGACGTTACCGACTGTTCAGTAAATACCAGCGTTTCATCCAAGTTGGCAACGGCCCGCAAAATGTTGGAGCCGGTTTGAATTGTTAAGAACCCGGCGGTGGACGTTACGGGAGTTGCGCGATCCCAGTTGGTGTAATTATCTTGACTTGCCCAACGAACCAAAAGAGGGTCATAGGTAGCTGAACCGCCGCCATACGCTGTAGCCCCAAACGCCATCAAAATGCCGCTCTTGGGGTCAAACAAAATTTGCCCAACTTGGTCTGGGATTGACGTTCCTGTCAACGCAATTGCATTAGTAGGGGTTACGGCGGGGGCTACCGCAAACGAAGTGTCAGTATCCCAGTAATAGATTGCGCCGTTCCGAATGTTAAAAAGCAAATCGGTTTCGTCAGCAGTTACGTTGTACCGCGACGCGAAGTAAACAATGCGGATGGGGATAGAAACAGCCGTTGCCGAAGCGATACCCCAGCCAGTCGTCGGCGTCGTCCCAAACCCACCCCACGGGGGAGCGCCCCAACCTACACCGGAAGCGGCGGTAGAAAATCCGGAAGGGATGTAGAAAAACGCCGTAATACCCGTGCCACCACCAGTAGCCGCAGAAGTCGCTGCGGTATCCACCGTTATTGTAAATGTGTTGGCAGTGACATTAGAAATGAGAAACTGAACGTCGTTAAGACTGGTAGCGGGAACGCCACCAACCGCCGTAGCACCAGAAAAAACTACATAATCCCCGTCTACCGCGCCGTGCGAGTTGATAGTGACCGTGACGGTAGTAGATCCCAACGCCGTAGTGAAGCAGTTGTCGGTGTCTTGAGGAACTGATGCGCCGGTATAAGTAGCGCGAAGCGGGGTGATGTCGTGCAGCGTCCCACCGCTTTCAACATAAATTTTGGAGCTAGTGCCAAGCGCAAGGAAGTTATACCCCGCTGCTGGGATCCAATTAAACAGCGAACGGCAGACGCCCAGATACGAAGTGACCGAGGCTTTTGCCCAGCCTCCTAGTTTTTGAGGGAAGCCAGAGAGAAACCGAATCTTGTTGGACTCCCACCAACCACCTTCGCCAGCGTAGTTGGTTTGATCTCGGTTTACCCCCGGCTTGAATATTAGCTTCTTAAGGGGCATTTATTTTTCCTTGCGGAAAATCTCGATTGCCGAGATGACAGCACCCACCGCCAACCCAATTTGTTGCATAGCCTCAGGGTTAACCCCAACGCCCATCGTGCCCGCCATGATAGCGGCACCGCGCCAAGTAGAAGGTTCCCGCGCACGATCTAGAAAAAACTTAAGATTCATGGAGGATTCTCCTACGGAAGGTTAATTAGATTCTCGGCAATGCGCCGTGCCCACCCTTTACCATATTTATCAAAAACCTTCAACTCGGTCATGAATTTGAGGCGCTGGCCGTTGAAAACCGCAGCAAGTTTGTACTGATCCATCGCTCGCACCGCTGCCAACGTCCCCTGACCGATAATGCCGTCATCCTTAACTCCAACGGCCCGTTGAAGCCATTTTGCTGCCTGCCCCACTCCAGAGTTGACGGCTGCGTCAAACACCGCAAACCGCACCTGTTTAGGAAGGTCATCGGCGTGCAACTTGTCCCAATAGTCCCGGCGGTAAATTTGCTGCGCTCGTTCCAGCGTCAGCCCTTGGATGTCTTCCATCGGATACGAATTAGCGGCAACGCCATACTTGGTGCCCAGCAATTCGCCAACGCCTACTTTGCCGCCAGTCCAGTTGCCGGGGTCGTTGCGGTCGCCGCTATACCCACCTTCATGGCCGATAAGCACTTTGAAAGATTCTTCAAACGTCATTTGTCTACCTTGGAATCAAGTTTGTCAAAAATACGGGTCAGCATTTCTTTTACTTCTCGAATATCAGCGCGGTAATCTTCGCGGGCCACATAAGTTCTCGGAATGTCTTCCCGCAGGCGAGAAAGGTCAGCGCGGAGTTCGATACTGGCTTCCCAAACAGAACGACCAAACCACCCTACAATTGACATCGCCGCACCGAGGACAATGTTAAAAAGCATTTGATAGTCCACTATTTATCTCCTGCGTCGTCGCGGCGTTGGTCTGTGGCGATCTTGATGCCAGTAATTAACCCAATGAAGCCCCCGACAATTGTCTGAAACGCAGGCAGCACAGCTTCAAAAATCTTGTTGTTGTCCACTTTCTCGTCGAACAATCCAACCATCATGCCGCCCACCATCGACATTAAAATCATGGACAGCGTAATTGTAGCGATGAGCGTCACCCACACCGAAAGTTTGTCATGCGCGTTCATGACTTACGCCCAAGGAAGCCTGTCGGAGACCACCGGATTTTTTTGCTGTTCGATTTGCACCATTAAGTCAGTAATAAAATCATTCATCCGTCCTTCCCGCAAAGTGGAAGTTATCCAATTGACGACTTCCGCTTCGGTCAAATTGTCAAACGGGATGAAATCGGGCGAAGACGGGTCTGGGTTGGTTCTAAACTCCCCATACAGCGACGCTCGAAACTCCCCTTCTTCACCAAAAAGCCGCCAATGAACCGCAGTTACTCCGCCATCCGACGCCCTACGAGTAA